GAGGTATACGAGGATAACGAGGATAACGATTCGTTGGTACGTATCGAGCAAAAGCTGGACAGTTTGCTGAGTATGATGAGCGAGCTCTTCGAGAACAAGACTTTGTCTCCAAAGTACAAAGCTTGGGTGTAATAAGTTCTTGATTAATTAGCGAAAAGACTGATTCTTAAAAGCAAATAAACTACAAAGTTACTCACGTATCGAAAAATTGAAATTGAATTATTCGTAAGTCAGGTTGTGATATCAACGAGAACTATGTCACATCTTAAACGTAAAGAGAATATTGGGGAAGGTAAAGGAGTAGTACAAGATATCATGGTTATCATGGATAAATCAGCAAGTATGCTCCTCATGGGAGCAGAGCCTTTACAGGCTTTGAACAGCTTCATTAAAGATCAACAGGCCGATAGCAACGGTGCTAAGTTTTCTTTATGGATGTTCGACACCGTAGCACGGCTCATCATCGACGACCAACCGCTGCAAGACGTCGCTCCCATTACCGACTACGTCCCTGGCGGTCATACCGCCATGTACGATGCTATTGGCAAAGCGGTGAGATTGAAGCACAGCAAGGACAAGAGCGACAACGTGATATGCATGATTATCACTGACGGCTGCGAGAACAGTTCTCGAGAGTTTCGCACAACACAAATTCGTGATCTCATTAGCCGCGCAGAGTCCGACAAGAATTGGAAGTTCATCTTTGTTGGGGCATCAGATATCTTTGCGGAAGGCGCCAAAGCAGGATTCGATCCCAGTCGTTGCGCGGCTTATCTACCGTCTAGGCCTGGGACTCTACAGCAGCTTACCCAAGGAGTGAGTCAGACCGTGGTTCAGTACCGAAGTGTCACCTCCACAGGAGTCACATGCGACCTTAACTTGCGACAAAAGACGGCACTTATTGACACTGCTGCTGTGCTTCCAGGACCACCGCCTTCATCCGTCGCAATCGCCCTCTCCCGGGACACATTAAGTCGCGATATTATAGTTTAAAAGTTGATCGAATAATGAGCAAAAATGTCAAGTAACGACGCTAAAAATAGCCTTAAAATTTCCCCTAATGAAAATAAGGACATTATTTCCGATCCACCACGGTCTCCTGATCCTTCTCATATCATGGACGGGCAATATGCAGTACTAATGGAAACAAGCGAAAAAGAGTGTGAGAGTTGGTACTATTTTATTAGAGTAGATGGTAACTTGCCCGCTCTACACCATCTACAGAATCAGCTGGAGAAGGTTGAGTGGTGTATTATGGATGATCTGAGTACGTTTGATTTAGACTTAGAACATCTAGTAACGGCTAACACTGCTAAGCAGATGACTAAACTTGAGCTTAATTCATACTCTTTTCATCGTAAATTTGACGGAAAGTTACAGAAGATTCATCTAGGATTTAAGAAGAAAGATGATGATGAGCGTAAAATGGAGAGAACTTTTGACCTTCTAGGTTATGGGCAGATTGAAGATTACATTGACGATGAAGATCTGGATCCTGAAGACTTGACCGATGCAAGTTCGGAAGATGACTCCGACTCCGACTCCGACTCCGACTCTTCTGAAGATAAAAAAGAATTTAAGAAGAACAAACGTAGAGATCCGGGAATTCCTCCTGTTCTTCTTAATAGTAGTCGTCCAAGATGGACCCGTTCCAAGGGTTTACGTAAACGTGTTTAGATTTTGTATCCTTACCAGGAAACAAACTTATTTGTTACGTATAGAGAAATATACAAGAACTGTGAGAGATACTAATAAAATAGCTACAAGTATAGATATCACTATCGGCGAGCTTACAGAAGATATTCTTTTCCCTAACGATGGTGATGACTGGGCCAATTTATCCAGCTTTGAGGAAATCATTGTAAGTATATCATATGAATGGCCACCCCCTGCTTCTGCTGGTACGATTTGGTTACAACTTATTACACACTCTGCAAGAGTCATGGGATTATCTTGAAATCCCATAGTTGGTGATACTGAAACTCTATCAATATAATCATTATTAGGATTGACAGGATAACAAGCAGCATTATGACATTGGAACTTGATATCCTCGTAATTTTCACCAAACAACTGAGGCGATAGAACAAAAATAGGGGAAATACTCTCCTGTAGCCAACCTAAGTGGGAACTTGCTGAATCTATGTCCGAATCTTCCTCTATGGTTTGTTCAATCGGGTCCCCCACCCAACTGTATACAGGTTGTGTAGAAAAAAATTTAGTCTCAGTCTTCACATACTTTCCTTCGGTATTCTTGATAGGGGGGTTAGGATCCCAAGAAGGGAAAACCATAGTAGGAGAATGGGTAGATCCTTGGATGTGAACGTAAAGAGGTTTAGTCCAAGGTACGGGCTTAGTGTAAGCAATAAAGTATACGCATTCATCACTGATATTGTAAGGATCGTATACAAGTTTAACCTGGGTAGTATCCCATGGGAATGTAATTCTCTTTTTTGCACAGAATAACCCCATACCGTTGGGTATAGGTCTTACCATTGGATTAACAGCGTAGAATCTAAATGCAAATGACCATTTTCCGTAAGGATTCAATTTATTGGGGTGTGTACAAGTATACTTAAAATTATCATCTTCGCCTTTTATGACTGAAGGATGAGATATAAATCCGCGATGGACTCCCATTTTAGGATCCACCCAGTGGTATACACAGAAAGGAATAACGTCGCTTGCAATTGACAGTTCGATCTTTTCGGTTTCTAAAAACTTAGGATCAGTCATTTACATATAATGTTTAAAATAATTTGTTATTTAATGTAACCATTTTTACGTAGATTCTCTGTCAGGAATTCTCTTATATTCTCCAGTTTAACAGTGTAAGGGACTTCAATTAACATTATGCGGTGTTGTTTACATATACGTCTTTTCATATCATCTCTGTACTTCTGATTCATAAAGTGTTCTTTATTTCGATGAAAGTATGGTATATACTTATAGTGCTGCGCTCCATTATACTCTATTGCCAAACCTAGTTCAGAATTATAACAGTCTAGTTCTAGATTAAAGTTCCCCCCGGTTACAGGATTGCGTAAAAAATCGGGTCTTTGAGAGGGAAAAGGTTTTCCAAAGATACTTTGAAGCACCCTACGGCACTCAGCTTCTCCTTTGCTCTGTCTTGGAGCTCTTTTCTTGACCCTCTTAACACCACGTGTGGGGATAGATAGAGGTACAAAGTATTTTCCGGGCTTGGAGTATGTGCCTTTAGTCCCTTTAAGTTTGTTATATAATGCGAAGATTATTAGAGAGGCAACACAGAGTCCTAAGCATATCTCAAATCCTCTCTCATCCCATAGTTTTGTTACTTTCTTCCACACCATCTTTATTCTTATTAAGATTTTCTTTTTCAAGTGGGATACTCTTTTTACAGAGAGGGCATTCGGCTTTGTAGTGACCCCACTCCTGAATACATTTCTGGTGAAAGATGTGGTCACATGAAAGTACCGCAACTTCATTTCCTGGTTTGAACTTGTCAGAGCAGATACTACAAGAGTTATCTTTCTCTTCATTTTCCTGATATTTACGTAATTTAACCTTGATTAGTTTCTTACTGTCGCGTTTCAGTTCACCTTCTGAACTACTCTCTCTCAATACTCTATCTAACATACTTTGTTCCATAGATAATACTTCATCAAACCAAAAGAACGCATCCAGGGGTGGTATGGGATCAATACTAGATAAAATACTGGTAATTTCTTCTAAATCGTGCGAAGAATCTTCAAGAACATAACTTTGACTAACCGTGGTTGTTTGTCCATTTTCTCCACCATATGTAGTTTCAATACTGAATCTAAATTCTGACATTGTTTCTTCTTAAAGTTTAATCAAGTGTTTCTAAATCATTTTTTTATTTTTAATAGAAAGGTGTTGAGTTCCACCCCAGATGGTTGAAAAGTTCTTGACAAACTTCATCATGGAAAAGTTTACGATCTATAGTTTTTAGTATGATAAACTCCTCTTTCTTACATGGATGTTTGTGACGTAACAGAAGCTGGTAAAGAACATACTGGGTATTGATAAAATTTTTACGATTAATGTGTTTAAATTTGCGGTCATATAACTCGGTGAGTGCATCAAAATCATCCAATAGCTGATCTTCCAAATGGTGGATATCATCTGCTTTCTTTCCGGTTAAAGTCTGGTGAATGAGATGTACATTCTCGTAATGATTAGAATATCCAAGTTCCTTCAAAAACATTAGAATATGGTTCTTCGTGATATTACGAAACCTTACATCTATAGGAGAACTCTTTGTACCTTCCAATAGATGATGGCGTTCAAATTGAACTTCAAGGTCGGTG